TTTCACCATCTGCTCAAGCATCGGACGCACATCATCGGGGGTGATACTTTTGCCGTCCGCCGGTACCGGAATATTCGCAACCGCATCATTCACCGCCTGCTGCAGTACATCCGGATCATAATCACGACCATCACGCGGTACCGGAATGGTCCCCACAGCGTCATCCACCATCGCCTGCAGAACCGGATGTACCTCATCCACCGTCACATGCTTCTGTAATACCGCCGACAGGGAAGCCAGTTTCTCTTCAAACGCTTGTGCCTGCGAGGCCATCTTCCCCTCAAATGTGCGCTGTAAATCCGCCAGCACCGTGGAGAATTCTTCACCCAGCGCACGGATAATGGACAGTTCACGCTCTGTCATTTTCGCAGTATCCCCCTGAACATCGCCTTCACCGCATCACGCTCTGTTTCGCTTATGGCCTTATTACCGTCAGACGCGCCCTCCTGGCGTGTGCCTGACGACGTTTTCCCGGAAGACGCGAACGGATCCTCACGGGCATCACGACGGGACAGCGCCTCCAGACTGTAGTTCTGCTGCTGAAGATACAGTGCATCACCGCCGGCAAGGGGCGGCAGGTTCTCACGTTTACGGGCCTCATTGGGCGTGAGAAGCGTATTTTTCACCGATTCACCCAGCGTTTTCATGCGACGTTCGCTGTCCATTCTCAGCAGCGTGGTGACGTCAAACTCCGTGCTCTCGTTTTCCCCTGTTTCCAGCGCCTCATACAGTAACAGTTCAATGGACTCAATCAGCGTCTGCAGGCACTGGGAATAATACTGCTGCTCCAGCGCCTCCACGTTGTCACTGGAAGGCGGTTGTCCCACGCCAATCTTGTAGGCCGGGACACGGAACACCGAACAGACAATTTCAGCGGTCATCTTCAGTTGTTCCACCGTCTGCGCATCCACAGGTGAAAACGTCGTGGGGTTGTATTTTGCCCCGTTGCTCAGAATGGCCGTTTTCCCCGCATTTTCGCCTGTATACCCGCTGTCCCAGTTGCTCTTCAGTTTTTTCGCATTTTCTTCCGTTATACTGCCGGGGATCTCAATCACCCCGGACGGCCTGCCGCCATTTCTGAAAAAAGACGTCGAATTTTCCTGAATATGATGCCCCTGCGTGGCCGCCAGCCCGGCGGCATACACCGGCGGCAGCCCCACAAGCGGATGAAAAAAACAGTTAAACCGGTCGTGGATCACTTCCCGGGCAGGCACCGTCACCGCCTCCGTGATCCCGCAGTTCCGGTCCGGCGTGATGCGGTAGAACACCTCGCCGTCATCCGCCACCAGAGGTTCAACCCGGCTCCAGTCCAGAATACGCAGTTCTTTGATCTGCCCCCGGGCATTACGGATTTTCAGCACCACCGTATTGCCATGACGCAGTTTGGCGTTCAGCCACAGTTCAAAAAACTGGATGCGGTTCTGCTGGGCGTTGGGACGACGACAGAGGCGGGCAATATCCCCCCGGCGCGTTTCCCTGCGTATCCCATGCGCATCCGTCTGCATAAGACGCAGCCGCATTTTGGCGATATCCTGGGATATCAGCGAAATACATGCAAACACCGCATGAAAGGAGAGGACGGCTTCAGGATCGGCTTTCACGCCCTGCTGCCAGGCGCCGGAAAAGGGCTCAGCCACCGCCTGAAACAGGCTGGTCCAGCCCGCCTCTCTTACGTCACGTCCTGATTTCTGGTTTTTTCGGGTTCGCCGTAAAAGGTTCCACATTCGCCATGCTCCGCATCACGTTTCTTTTTCTGACCTGCCGGACGTCGCACCGTGATGTACTCCGCCTTCCCCAGGCGAACCAGCACCTCCGCACACGGCTGTGCCACATCACGGATATCCCCGGCCCGGGCATCATGCGTGCCCTGCAGATATCGGATCTTTGCCATAACCTGTTACGGGAGGCGCACGCCTCCCGTCCTCCTTATCAGACTCAGCCGCCGGACGCACTGCCGTAGTTCACTCCGGTGATCACCGCCACCGCCGCAGTACGGCGGCGACGCCAGTTGATCCAGCGCTCCGCACGGATGGCCACGCTGCCTGTCTGGAACATGGAAACCAGCTCCACCGGGGACGGCGTGGTACTGTCGCCGCCCGGCTCAGACTGCATTTCCAGTGATGCCTCGCGGGACATATCCACTGCCACGCCGCCGTCATCCGCCAGATAAATATCCGGGGCATTCACCAGCACCAGCTGGTCACCCACGTACTGGGAGACAATCACCGGCAGCCCCTGGAAGGAGCCACCCAGCAGGGTCATGTCCGGGTATTCCTTCTGACCCAGCGCATTTTTACGCATGGACAGTGCCAGGGCATTGGTGCTGGACATCAGCCAGACCGCACCGGTGGGCTGCAGGTTTGCTGCCACAAACTGTCCAAACGCCGCCTCTGCATCCGCATCCGGGTTACCGGTTGATGCCGTGCCCTTCACATCATGGGTGATGGACGCCGGGGAGACATCTGCCACTGCGGCTTTTTTCGGGTCCACAAAGTCTGTATCCAGACGCGCCACCACCGCTTCCGCCAGCGCATTACGGACCAGTGCATCAGCAGCCGGACTGGAAAAACGGATCAATTCTTCCGTCAGTACCGCAATGGCCGACACTTTCGCATGACTGAAGGTGATGGATTCAAAATCAAACTTCGTCAGGGGTTTTGCCTTACCCTCACCCACCCAGCCGGCAGCACCGCCGGACACCTGGGCGTGCACACGGATATTGAACGGCACCTGACGAAGTGCAGGGATCCCGCCCTGACCAAATCGCCCGATAATGGTCTGCGGACGCAGGTAATCAATAAAGTCCTGTGCGTATTCCTGATATTCAGACAGGCTGCCTGCCCACTGCGGATCCGTGGTGGTCCCCGCGCCCACTGCCGATTTCAGGACATGATGCAGACGACTGTCATCCGGATACTGACGACGGGCCACTTCCAGGGCTTCAGATCGGACGCCTTTAGCCGCAGCCAGCGATTTGGCAAAGCGGGCGAAGCCAATCCCCTTCTCCAGTTTCTGCTCCACACGGATCACCGGCGCAGAAGCCACCGCGGCCACATTCCCGTTACCGGCCTGTTTCACCGGCTGCGCCGTGGCGGCCTTACCGGCTTCCAGTTCACGCAGGCGCTTCAGGTGCGCATCCACCTGACGGATTTCCGCTGCGGTGTTGTCGTAGTGCTCTTCCTCCTCCACATCCAGCGTGCGCCCTTCCTCTGCGGCTTTGGTCATGACCTCCTCAAGGGAGGCTGCCAGCGCTGCACGCTTGTTTTCAAAACTTTTAATCTGTTCGCCAATATTCATTATGGTCTTTTCCTTATGAAAAACGGTTGTTGACTGTGCCGCAGCGCCGGCAGAAGATGCGATTTTCACCACCGGTTTCCGGTTGCCGGACGCGGCAGAAAACGGGCGGTCGTAAGATTTAATGGTCCGGATGGTGCATTCCGCATTCGCGGGCACGGTGACGGCAGACACCTCCATCAGTTCCCAGCGCAGAAAATGCAGTCCGCCTCCGTCCAGAAAGGTGTATTCATGGGGACGGAAGCCCACGGACAGCCCCCTGACCAGCCCGGTCTTAATGGCCGCCCAGACCTCATCCAGCCGGGCAGCCAGTTGCGACGGCATATCCGGTACGGGCTTCACCAGTGTTGCCGTGATTTCCAGCCCTTCCCTGACCCGGCGCACCGTACACTGCCCCACCGGGCGGGAATGGTCATGCTGCCAGAGAAACGGTATCGCACTGCCAAACTCCGCGCCCTCCGGCTCCAGGATGTCACCATCCCGATCCGGAGAAGGCGTTGACGCAATCCCGGTGATCACCCGTTCATCCTCACTGAAGGATTTCACCGTCAGCAGGGAACAGGCCCGTTTAAGAGTCACATCAGCCTCCTGAAAATAAAAAAACCGCCGGAGCGGTTCGTGATGGTTACAGGGTGAGCAGGGTTATATGAAAAAAACCGCATATTCTTTCTTTTTCGGTTCCGGGTTAAGGGACATCAGGGAGACCGCATTGAACAGCGCCATCAGCGGGTCAATTTTTCCCCGTCCGCTGGCCTGTTTGGTGATAAGAATGGCGTTACCTTTAGGCTCCACCCGGGCATTACCGACACACCAGGCCATCAGGGGCTGATCACCGTGAATCAGCACCCCTTCAGCCAGTTTGCGCTCGGTGGTTTTGATGGCCCCGCCCAGCTTCCAGCCCTGGCTTATCCCCACCACACTCTCATCGGGGATCCCGGCTTCCGCCAGTGAATCCAGAATCTGCCCCACACCTGACGGGTCAATACCGATATGATCCAGTAACTCAGCCTCATGAATACGACGCACATACTCCGCCACTTCCGCCGTGTCATCCCCGACCCGACGGACAATCGTCATGTCTCCACAGGCCACAAAATCCTGAAACCGGGATGCCTCACTCTTCCGTCTGACCACCGCGGTTTCATGCACCCAGGCATGGCCCCAGCCCAGCCATTCGCGGGTTTCCCTGTCACGGCCAGTCACGTACATTCCCAGCAGATCATCCAGGCCCCCGCCGTCAATCCCCACCGTCACCACATCAGCGCGCTGCAGGATATCGTCCAGGCTGACGCGCCTGCCCTGCTGCTCCCAGAAATCCGCCCCTGCCCAGCGGTCAGAACGCAGGGCAAGACCGATTTCCACATTGGCGTGTTTTGACATGAAACCGCGGAAAGTCTCTTCCCCGGCTTCCCGGGCTTTACGATACTCCCGGTACAGAAAGGCCTCATCCACCGAATAACCGAGATTCGGGTTAACCATGGCGAGGTTTTCCATCAGCAGGTGCTCACCGCTCTCCACCATTTCAGGAGGATGCTCAAAAATCACCGGCAGAAAGTGCGGATCATGAATTTTGCCGTCACGGACATCCCGGGCGTACTGCAGTTTCTGCCTGAACACCCCGGCAGGCGGTTCATTCGACTGGGTGGTTGTGTACACCACAAACCCTTCCGGACGTGAAGCCAGCCCGCCGATGGCTTCACGTAACATGTCCTCCGCTTTGTACTGCTTGCCAAACAGCCACAGTTCATCAATCAGTGTCCCCACGGACTTGATACCGGACACCGTATTCGGATCGGCTGCCACCACCTTCAGGGTGGTGTCCGTCACCCGATGGGTGATGGTCCGGATATGTGTCTGCACCTGACAGAGGTCATCCAGATCATCGTCCCGTCGTACCATATCCCTGGCAGGGTTGAAGGCGTTAGCCGCCACCTCCACGGTCGGGGCCAGAATGGTGTAGCCCGCCGCCTGCCGCCAGTTCAGTAACAGCGCCGTCATCATGATCCCCGCGGCCAGCGTGGACTTCGAGTTTTTCTTGGGGATAAGGATAAAAACTTCCTTGATATGGCGTACACCGGTCTGCGCATCGTAGGAGCCAAACAGGGCCGCCACCAGGTCAAACACCCACGCTGCACAGGACTCCCCGAATGTCGGGCTACCCGGTGCATCCACAATCCGCAGTTGTTTAAAAATCGCCAGTGCATGTGCAGCCTGGTCCGGATAAATCGGAGCCGGAATAATCGACAGCCCCTTTTTCAGGCGCTCTGCCCAGTCCGGACATGCCGTGCTCCACACAGGTATCATCCGCTTTCCTCATTATCATTATTCACCACCAGGCGGGGTGGTGGTGGCACCGCAAAACGGTTAGCCGCTTTTTTCGCCGCGTCACCTTTTGCCGATTTTTTACCGGCATCCCCTTTTTTGTGGTGCGTGAATTGCGCCAGCTTATAAGCCGCATCCAGCGCCAGCCTGGGGTCGGTATTAATGTTCTCCACCAGAAGACGCCCCATCGCTTTCACCGGATCGGGAAGACCGTCCTCCATATACTCAATACCAGGAGATATCACCACGGGCGGTGGCATCTCCGGATTTGTTTCGTCCGGCTGTGGTATTGCAGCCGCCTCACGGCGACGGGGTTTATCCTCCGGCTCTGATTTTTTCTGCCGGTAAACAGGAACCTCATCCACCTCCACCGTCTCGCACTGTTTACGGGCTATAAACGCAAGCACCTCCGGATCTTTTGCCAGCTGCGAGCCTTTAACCCTGGCTGTCTTCGCCGAATAACCGGCGGCAAGGGCTGACGCTGTTTTGTTTTTCCCGGACATGAGCGCCAGCGCAAATTTTCGTTTTTGCGTTGTCAGCACAGCCTCCTCCCGGGTCCAGAACGCACTCAGCCGGGTATGGTTCAGCCCATTTTTCCCGGCGTCTCATGCCGCAAATGTTAACTGCTGCCTGGTTAACATTTGCTGAAAAAGCCAGTTAACATTTTTTTCGCACAACAAACTGAATAATAAAGATAAAAACCGAAAAAATGCCCGGGCAGCCAGTTAACATGTTAACTGGCCTGAAACAGGAATTTTTTCTCTGCATGAGACGGGGGGCGGTGTCCGGGGCGATCGTTTTTTTTCGCCGGATGATCCCCCCCCGGGGCGGGTCACAGTCCGATGATATCGTCTGCCCTGCCATGACCTCCGGACACCTCCGGCAGCGTCGGGTCCGGCATACCACCCGCCGCTTCACGAGCAGACTTTTGTCGATGGCATTCAGTACAGAGGGTCCAGAGATTCGTCTCCTCATTACCACCACCGAACTGAAGTGCAATTCGGTGATCGAGTTCACTGTCACAGAGGTCAACCACACGACCACAGTGACAGCACTGCCCGGCATCCCTGAGCCAGATATGACGCTTGAGGGAAACACGTGCACTGCCACTGACACGACGCTGTTCACCCTTCAGAATATTCACCCGCCGGGTGTTCAGAGTTTTGATTCTGCCCGGTAACGTACGAAGCACAGCCATGTAAAATCCTCGCCATATAGCTTGTCACCAGAGGAAAGAAAATGTCATCGAAAAACCGGCCCCGCAGAACAACAACCCGCAACATCCGATTTCCAAACCAGATGATTGAACAAATTAACATCGCTCTTGACCAGAAAGGTTCAGAAAATTTTTCTGCGTGGGTCATTGAATCTTGCCGCCGGGAGCTGGCAGCAGACATAAAATATGCCCGTCAGTTGACTATAAAAAAGAATGATACACAGTATGCTCTGCGATGGCTGTTCATATAACTATTTCTTTATATTGCTGAATTTATAAAAACTCACAGACATTAGCTGTATTAATTCCGAATTGAAATAATCAGCCATATAGAATAAAAATAAAGCATAACAATAATAATCTTCTACCCAATCAGTACATTACTGCTGTGACTCCAACACGGCAGTTTTTTTATTGAACAGATTCCAGTTTCTTCCACCATCGCACCGGACGGGCGACCATGAGGGGAGAACGCCGCGCTCCGTTTACGCGGTAAACCCCGGTGTGTATCGTTTTTGATTATCCCCGCACACTCTCGCAGAGGAGTCTCCCTGTCGGGCTGCGGTCTCTGTTAATGCAGGAATACGGCGACGATACGGCGCATCAGCAAAACTTAGTTCAGGCACTGAGTGCGGATATAGTCCTGTGCCCCTTCCAGCTGCTTCTGCATTGTCATCAACCGTTCTCTGAGGATGAAATAATCCCGTTCAGCGGTGTCTGCCAGTCGGGGGCCGGTTGCATTATCCACGCCGGAGGTGCCGGTGGCTTCACGCACGGTACCGGAGCAGGTGGCGTTGATCCGCAGGCGCTTACGACCAGCGGCAACATCAGCACGCAGAGTTTCATTTTCAGCTCTCGCATCGGCTAACTCCCTCGAGTATTTTGCATCGAGCGCAGCAACATCACGCTGGCGCACCTGCATGTCAGTAATGGTGGCATTCGCCTGTTCCAGCTCTCTGGCTTTTTTATCGCGCTGCGCTTTGTAGGTGAGCGCGTTGTCACGGTAATGGTTTGTTGCCAGCCACAGCGCACCACAGCCAACCGCCAGGACAATAATCACCACACACAGAACACGGTTCATCTCTCTTTCACCCCACCAGTCCCGATAACGTCAGGACTCGCCAGGCGGTGGAAAAGAAAATGGCAACCAGCATGACTAAAAATGAAATGCCGACAAGTACACAGAGGCTCTTCACCAGCGTTATGAGTTTATCTGATATCATTAGCCACCCCATCAATCCGCCTTTGTTATTTTCCCTTTGCCTGTATCAGCCAGGACAAAATCAATCAGCATATTCGCTTCATTTACCAGCGTACGGATTTTTGATACATGCGCGGCTTTAACCTGTTTCCACTCATTCAGCCCGGTAGCAAACACACTGGCAATGTTTTTATCCCGTTTCATGTCAGCACAAGCCTGGTTGAGTTCTTCCATCACGCTCATTTTACGGGGATTAACGACAAAACCCTTCGTCCAGTACTCGTAAAGAACATCGTCGCACTCTTCCTGATACCGGATGACCTTATCGCGGATTTCGGGTTTTACTTTGTTGGGATTAATGGTTTGTAGCCAGCCGGCAAGTTTTCGAAGTGGCATGGACACCATATTGCGTTGTTTCCCATCCTCAGCAACCATAACGATTTCCGTTATAGTTGACGCAAAACGCTGTCTTAACTTAGCCAACTGTGATTGCCAGGCCAGCCCCATCCCCGCAACGACAGGTTTCATGGGAACGTATGGTTCGCCATTATGGTTAACTACATAAAGAGAGTTGCCGTGAAACGGCACGGCCATCATATTCATCGGTTATTTCCTTTTAGTGATGAACCTTGTCTCACAGGAATCCAGCCCACAGAAAGGCACCGACAGCCAAACCGGTATCCTCAAGGGTCATCCTGAAAGGTTCTGTGTTGTGAGATGCGCGTGAGATGCGCAGAAATGACAAAGGCATCATTACGGTGCCTGAGTGTTAAACAACTGTTTTGACTTTATTCACTTACATTTTGCCAATTTGCAGGATTTCGTGTTATCAATCCATGTAAGCAAACCTCATTTTTCAGCAAAATATTCTGCTTATCTGTCGATTCCCCAGCACGCCAGCGCGCTCTCCTGGTCACGACGGGATACCTGACCGTAACAGTTATTTGAGCGAATACGGCAGTCCCTGCCACCGTCCTTAATCCACCAGCGAATCGCTTCGCAGGCACCTTTTCGATCACCTGCATTAATTCGTCTGTAAAACGTCGACGGGAAACACTTACCGGGACCAATGTTGTACGGACAGAATGACGCGATCCCCGCTTTCTGGGGTTCGGTCAGCGGCACTTTGATGTTTTTCTCCACCCATGCCAGCGCCTTATCACGCTCAATGGCGTTAACCTGGTCGCATTTTTCCTTCGACAACTTCATGCCCGGGACGACAGGTTTACCATCCACCAGGATGGCACCGCGGCAGATGGTCCAGATACCCGTACCATCACGGTATGCTGTGGTGTGGTTACCTTCCTTTTCATCCAGAAACTGGTCGAGGATTTCAGGCGCAGACGCCCCTGCACCAATCAGCGCCAGAACGGCAGCCGACAGGCCGTATCTGATTTTTGCGTTCATGGATATTTATCAGGATTTATCGATTTCAAATCCCTGGATATGTTAAGTCTTCAGGCCAGCGGTGGAGTCTTCAGAGAACCCGTAATTATTCCCGGTAGTTTTCCTCTGTAGGTTATCAACACATCCTGCGCCTCTAAAATGATGGGCCGCTTTTCCGGCAACGGACCATCCCCTTCACATAACCCGGCAGCAACATCCATGAAAAACTGCTTCGCCTGCTTTTTCGCCTCAGCTTCGTAAAACTCCAGCGTGGCACCTTCAGTACGGTCAAGACTAATCGCCACATCTGGCAACAACAGTGACGGATACCCACCAATTTCCAGTGCCACAGTAACAGTAATCTTATCCGGGTAATTATTTATCCCTTTAACAACCAGTTCGTATTTTTTCTTCATCGCTTTACTCTCCCCGCGCCGCCTTACGCTTATCTTCTTTAATCTTGAAATAAAGGTTTGTCAGATACGTCAGCAGGCCAAACAGCAGACTCCCCAGCACACCTATCGCCACCCACTGGGACGGAGAGACTTTGTCCAGCAGCTGCAGTAACCAGTATCCCGTCCCCACCGCTGACGTGGTGTATGACACACCCGTTGTGATTTTTTCCATCTGATGTATGTCTCCGTCACCGCCGACAGAAAATGAAAGTAAAGGAAAACAAAAAAGCCGCCAGTGTCACCCACTGACGG